CCATGGGCACAAGTTTGGACACATGCCTTCCAAGGACCAGGTGGATGGTATATTGAGAATAGTCTAACGACTTTAGGCAAAAAGGATCCTGTTTCTGACTTGAACAGGGAACTCTGGAATTCTGGTGGCGAAGGTTCTCCACAGAGAGCACAAGCACGTAACCAGAAACGTAAGTTAAACTATTACAGCAACATCTATGTTGTGAAGGATAGTGCAAATCCTGAGAATGAAGGCAAAGTATTCCTTTACCGTTATGGTAAGAAGATCTTTGATAAGATCATGGAATCGATGCAACCTGCATTTGAGGATGAGACACCAGTAAACCCATTCGATCTATGGAAGGGTGCTGATTTCAAACTCAAGATCACCAAAGTTGCAGGTTTTTGGAACTACGATAAGTCTGAGTTCGATGCTCCCTCTGTACTTGGAGACCTTAACGATAAGGAACTCGAAGGCATTTGGAAGCAAGAGCATAGTCTATCTGCATACACTGCTGAAGATCAGTTTAAGTCTTATGAAGAACTTAAAGAACGTCTTGATAGAACTCTTAAAGCATCTTACCGCCCTGATCCAGAGGTGGAAGATGAAGAGGTTACTCCAGAACCAGTGGTCAGTAGAACTCCTGCCCCATCCTCAAACGGGGAAGATGATACCTTATCTTACTTTGCTAAACTAGCAAACGAAGACTAAAAAAATAAGACCCCTTCGGGGGTCTTTTTTTATGCCATATTAATTTCTGATGGGGTCAAACCAATCTCCAGATGACCCTTATATCCTGTTCGGACATAGTACGCTTCAACAAAGTCCTCTATAAATTCTGGTTTAATTACGTTTATACGCTCCTTCTCTGCATTCTTCTCCTCTTCAAACTGGAAGAATGATCTTGCTGCTACTGGATTCACCGTAACGTTGTTAGATCCATCGTAGTATGTAACTTGGAATGTAGATGGTACTACCTTACCTGCAGGTACGATGATATTATCACCTTTCTTTACCTCAGTGGTGATGTAGTCCTTAGTTGTCTCTGGGTTATCATACTTTGCATTACAATATTCTTGTAACTGCTGTGATGAACGTGGCCATTGCTCATGGAAGTTAGTAATATCATTGATCACTAGGACAGTCCAGTTATAGAATGGATTGTTATATTCTTTCAATGCAATATCTTCTGGTTTTTCACCATTCTGAACGGTGTACTCATCAAATACAACAACTGAATTCTTATACTCACGTAGGATCTCAGCACGTCTCCATATATTTTTAGTCACTAAGAACTTTGGATCAACTGATGATGGTCCGAAGTTGTATAGTAAATCTGGTAGGTTCCTTAATAACATTAGTATCCGATCTCTGGGTGATTTGCCATGTTAGATGATCTAACGAATCCTTTGTCAACTTGATTGTTAACTCTGGTTCTTGCTCCTTCCATATCCATTCTTGTAAGAGCAGTTGTCTCGTCAAACTTGAGTTCAACAGTAACAAGTGGAATGCTTCCATCGAACAGTGTATTGATTGCACTTAGTGGTGTGGTGTTTACATTCAAACCAGTGAGTGCACAAAGCTTTGTCTTAGGCATCATAGGATGCTGTATTGGTTCGTCAGCAAGTACAAGACTTTTACGTCCGTCATTATCTTCTTCCTCAACAACCTTAACGAACATAGGTTGCAATACAAATACATCAGGGAAGGTCAACATGACAGATGATCCCTTAGCATTCTTTGAGCCAGGATGCATACCACGCTTGAACCATTCGATGATAGTTTGAATCTCTTCTGATTCTTTAGAGTTACGTGCAGCGAATGAGAAACTTAGAGTGAAGTCTCTGAAGTTCATTCTCTGGAACATTTGTATAGCATTTTCATTTGGTGCCATACCACCAAGACCAACGATATTGGTCATGTTCATTTCCCCGTTGACTCCGAACGGGTTGGTAGTCATCTGTGCACCTTGAGCCATGTTCTTTGCATAGTCATCAACGCCAGGCATGCCAGGTATATTACCTACGACACCTGAAGCCTCTTGAAGTTTACCCAAAGTACTTGTCAATAATGCACCACCACCTGCACCTGCTAATCCTAGTGCAGCAAACTTAGAAGCATTGTCTGCCATGAGTGCCATGGTACCCATCTTAAATGTATTACCCCAGTCTGCTGAATATCTGTATTGGAATTCTTCTGGCAAAGCTACGTTCAGTTCTGATGCTGCTAATCCTTTGCGTCTGTTATTTAATAGTTCGTCCTTCTCATTCTTTAACGCATTCCATGTGGTAGTTGTACCATTAGGTAGGGTGATTTCTTTGTCACCGCCAGGTACCTCAGTCTTGGGTTTACCTGTACCTGCCCATCCTAAGAAATCCCATGCTCTTCTTGTAGTACTTACACCATCCTCTGCAATATCATCTGCTATCACATTCATTCTATGATCTGCATCACCACCATCAACTCCTCCATACACACCAGACATAGCACCAGTCACACCATTGACTAGTGTTGACATTGCACCACTTCTTGCAAATGAACCCAATGCATCGTTCTGGTTAGCTGCAACTTTCGCTAGACCTTCTTGGTATTCATATCTCATTATCTTCATAAAAGAAGCATAAGGTACTTGATCAATACCTATCGGGTATGACAGAACCTTTTGTGCTTCTTCTAGTGTCTCTTGTGACATTACCTATTGCGATGAAATTTTTCTAAGGGAAACTGACTCAATTTAGGTACATCTAATTCATCTACCTCAAAGAAGATGCTGTCAGCATTCTTCGGAATATAATAACGTAAAGTTGATTCAGGAAATCTGTTGTTATTTATAGCAGATAATCTACCTTTTGATGATAGGTGATGTAGGTTAGATGCTAACATGTTACCGTTCTTGAATTCCATCACCTGTACGAACGGATATTGATCCCATGTTTTTAACTGATCTTTAAATTTAGGATCGTATTCAAAGATGTACCATTTACCTGATACTGGTTGGTCTGTAGCGTTATCGAACAATGCATTGAAGATCTCATTCCTCATTGTTGATATAGATAATTTCTTTCCTTTTATCTCTTCAAAATACTCACTTAATTTCGAGTTCGCGTTCTGTGATGAGCTTGAACTTCCACTTTCTGTCGTCGCAGTATTCGATTGCTGCTTCCCATTTTGCTGCGTTTGTTGCATATGTCATTACCTCCGAAAGATACGCTTTGGTTTTGACACGTCGAGGTTTAGGGCATTTGGTTTGTTTGAGTGGTTTTACCTCAACGAGATATGATTGTACTTTACCGTTTGCTTCCTTGACCTTCATGTAGAAGTCTGGGAAGTATCGTCGCCACTTCTTTGCGACTGGATCCTTGTATGGTATTATATGTTCTTCACTAGACCATTCAATGACATTACGATTCTTATCGCAGTAGTCCATGAACTTCTTTTCCCACAAAGAACGGTATATGACCCCTGTAGGATCTCCCTTATACTTGCGGTAATTTCTTACTTTGTATTTTCCTTTGTATGCCATGATAAATAAAGATGGTCACACCATATACTATATTTATGGCAATAAAGGGATTAAGCATAGAACAGTTCAAACGGAACGTCATCGCACGGTCTGGTGGTATCTCTGCGTCTAACCTATATCAGTTCTCGATTCAAAGTCCTGAACTGCCTGGTGAAGCAGGTTATTCCCTTGATAAGCATTTCAAACGGAACTTAGAAAATGCTACTGGTCTTACTAAAGGTGAAACTATCAACTACCAGTTGAATATGTTATGTAATGAGATACAGGTGCCTGGTGTTACCATGTCAGCTTCTGATATTAAAATGCCCCAGAAAGGTATGATTCAGAAATTGGCAAATGCTAAAGTGTACAATGAGTTAGACGTTAGTTTCTATTGTGATGCAGATTCCATACCCTTTAAATTCTTTAGGTGTTGGCAAGACTACATCATTGGAGCAGTAGACAAGCCAAGGGAGATGTATAGTGCTGACCATACCTTGTCTAAATATCGTCACAAAGCATATGCACAAAGGTATTATGATCACTATACCTGTGACATCGCTATAGCAAAACTAGAGAAGTACGGGGTTAAACCTCCAGAGGAGTCTGAAGAACCAGATGAGTATAAACTATCTTTCATATCTAAGTTAGTTAAAGCATATCCATACACCGTATCATCTATACCATACTCTGCAGGTCCTGCACAACTTGTAAAAGTTACTGTTGGATTCTACTACGAGTATAGTCATTTAATTACTTGAAATTATGCCATTACCTGAAATTGTTACGCCAACGTATACGTTGACGGTGCCTTCTACTAAAAAGAAACTTAAGTATAGACCTTTCCTTGTTAAAGAACAAAAGACTTTAATCATTGCATTAGAAGCAAAAGATTCTGAACAGACGTTAGAAGCAATAAAAACTGTACTGAATAACTGCATCATCACCAAGAACGTTGTTCTTGATGACATGGCTCTGTTTGATATAGAATATATCTTCTTACAGGTGCGTGCTAGGTCTATCAGTGAAGAGATTGAAATGAAAGTCGTCTGCCCTGATGATGGAGAGACAGAGATCAACGTGTCATTCTTAGTTGATGATGTCAAGGTACATTTTCCAAAAGGGCATAAGAATGTATTTAAGATTAGTGACGACATCACTGTGGAAATGAAGTATCCAGACATGGAATACTTTGCTGCTATTACATTCTCACAAGAGAAGGTAGATCCATATGAGTTAGTGGGTAAATGTATTAAGAGAGTATATGTGGGTGAAGATGCAACAGGATCATTTACAACAGCAGAAGCTAGAGATTGGGTAGAGACTCTAACCAATGCACAGTTTGGAATGATTCAAGATTTCTTCAACACTATGCCTACACTTCGTCATGTACTTAAGTTCAAGAACCCTAAGACACAGGTAGAAAATGAGGTGGTAATCGAAGGTCTTGCTGATTTTTTCGCATAGCCCTCTTCCATGAGGGCATGATGAACTTCTACCAGACGAATTTTTCGTTAGTTCAACACCATAAATATAGCTTGACTGATATTGAAAACATGATTCCGTGGGAACGGGATGTGTATGTGAACCTCCTATCTTCTCACCTACAGAAGGAACGAGAAAGAATAGACGAACAACGTAGACGACGCTAATGGCACAAGCAACCATAGAAGACTTGGCAGATCAGCTCAATGAAGTGAGTGATAGATTTATTGCGTCTTTTCAACAAACTATGGAGGCTGAGGATGAGATAACCACGTTCCTCAGAGGTAGACAGAGATGGTATGTTGGTACACAACAAAATCAAACTGGTTCTCCTGCACAAACACTAGCACAACCTGAGCAACTAGCACAAGCAGCTGAACCAACGAGAAGAAGAAAGAAGAAATGCCCCAAACCTAAAAATGTAAAAACCACCGTCAGATCTAAAGTCGATATGGGCAAACTTGCCAAGGTGGGAGCCATTGCTACTGGAGTTGCTTTAATTGTAGGTGGAATAGCACTTGCACTAGCAGATGGTCCTCAACCTGGTCCTGCCGATGCAGCAGCTTTACCTATTATAATACAAGGTGTTAATAAAATTGTACCCTTTGTAAGGACAGTAGCACCTGTTCTTTTAGCGAAAGGTGGACTAGTTACTAAACCAACTAGAGCACTCATAGGTGAAGCAGGTCCAGAAATAGTCGTTCCGATTCATAAATTAGGTGACGCTATTCGGGATGTATACAAGCAAGGATCAAAGGCATTGTTGGAAGCAACAGCTGGATTCTTGAGTTCGCAACCAAACAACCCATCCAAAGGGAAGTTGATGGGAGAACTTAATAAGTTAAAGATTGCTTTTGGGTTAGGTGCACTTAAGATTAAAGGTGGGAAGTTTGGACTACGAGCACCGATAAAGTGGTGGAACAAAGGTCGTAACGAACGTGTAGCTGACGAAGATAATGCATCATGGAAGGAACTTCTTGAAGATGACATGGCTCAGAGAGGTCAGAGCGATGAATCATTTGCAAAAGGTGAAGCACCTCCATTATTAGGTAGACCAGATCAAGCATTTAATCCATTCCGACCTGCAGAGAAGGGAGGACCAGGATCAGGTCCTACACCTGCAGTACGTCAAGCATTTGAAAGACCAGTCAAAGGACTGATGAATCTCGGTCAAAAAGGTATTGGTGCAGTCACAGGTGCTTTCCAAGGTGGCGGTGGTGCATTAGCAACGAAAGATGCACATAAGAAGAAACCTATACCCGTACCATTCCATACTGGTAGGGACATGTTTGGACAAAATATATTTTTAAATCCTCCTACTGAAGGAGCATGGATGAAAGCACTTCGGGCGGCCGCGGCTGATGGCGTTGACTTACCTAGTGCAGTCACAAGTGCATATAGAGATGCAGGTGAACAACAGACACTTATAGACAATGAGGATGATCCTGCAGTCATTAATGCAGCACCACAAGGTGCATCACCTCATCAACAAGGTTGGGCTGTTGATATAGATGCTGGGTCAGCTGCTAACAAATGGATGAGAGAGAACGGTAATAAGTTTGGTTGGAAGTGGGAAGGTAGAGAAGATCCTGTTCACTTCACATTTGATAATGGTGAGGACAGAGGAAAATATTTGGAACTTGAACATAGTGCATGGAAACCAGAGAACAGAGGACGTGGTGCATCTAGTATGGGTGGACAAGTATTGAATATTGTAGGTGATTTGATTAAAAAGAAATTGGGTAAGACTACTGGTAGAGGATATGTTGGTGATCCAGAAAATCCAGAACTACCTGACATCAATCCTCCAGAACAAGATGCAGGCACAACTGCAATGAATGAAACACCAGTCACTACAACAACTAAAAATGGCATTAAGATAGGTGCTGTTGGTGTACCTGTTGTGATACCTGGCGTGACAAAGGTGATGATGCCCCCTCCACGAGTTGAGAAACTAGATCCAGATGTGGTACGTCATATTGTGGTTGATCAATTCAACAAGGCTACAAGACTAGAGGTGGCATATGTATAGAGATAAACTGCTAACGACCTTTAGGAATGTAAACGCTAAGTTTGATGGTTTAGCTGAGTTACTTGAAAACCGTGAGGTACTTCTTAAGATGCTCATGCGTAAAGAACTGCGTGAGGACTTCTTACTATCAGAAAGATTACAGTCATTAGATGAGGTAGGTGGATATAATGTAAAAGCAATGAATCGTAACGTGGATCTTAGTCCCGTTAACGAAATGATGCCCCCGTTAGACATCAAGACACAGGATGATGAAGGTGAAGTACCATTTAAAGATGGTGGTGCTGTTGGTATCAATCCTATCATTGATATTAGTGCAGAGAGTTTAGGTACTGAAGCATCACCACCTGGTGAATCATATCAATCATTGGAAGATAGTGGTGCCATCGTACCAATAGAACAGTCAGCAAAGGCAATAGTTGAAGACTTTGAAATAGATAAGAAATTTAAGAAAGCATTTGAAACTGCAATGATGTTGCCATCTAAGGCAGCTGCTGCAAGTTTGATGGATACGATGTCTAAGACTCCATCAAAGGGTGATGGTACTACTATAATCAAGAAAAATCTATCTGTAATGCAGTCAGCATTCAAACTTCCTACACCTGAACCAACGGAAGATGAACAAGACGATGATCCGTTCCCAAGAGATCAGGCAGAGGAGATTGCTAAAGCACGTGAAAAGCATGAAGAAGAAAAGGAAGATCCATACGAAGCAAACAAAGGTAAGGGTTTATTAGAGTTAGGTCTTACATGGTTGATGGGTAAGGCACAAGCTAACGAAGCAAACGCAAAAGCACAAGGTCAAATTATCCCATCAGTTGCTACGGGTGATCCATTAGTACCAGATTTTTATAGTGCACCAGGTTACATGCCAGGTTATGTTGGTGACGGTGAAGAGAAGAAAGGATTCTGGGGTAGACTAAAGAGTGCAGGTAAGAAAGCATTTGACATGACACCTATGGGTATGGGTGTAAAGATGTTTGGTGCTGCTAAAGATAAGATGAAGAACATCACAGAGAATCCTAAGGTCAAAGGTTTCTTAGGTGGTGTTGGTAACTTTGCCAAGAAAGCATTTAAGTATACACCTCTTGGTATGGCAGCAGGTGGTATAGGTAGTCTTATTAATAATATTAGAGGCGGTGATCAAACTAACCTAAATGAATTAACTGAGAATGTCTTATCAGAAAGCGATGCAAGACAACAAGAGATAATTGACAATGCTCGTAATCAGGTAGGGGAGAAACCACAGATGCCTATGACAGGATCACCAAATGCACCTGGCGGTGGCAGTATGGATCAGGGTAGCGATGAAGCTATACCTAAAATCAAGTATAGTCCATACTTCGATGAATACACAGTAACGAGTCAATTCTGATGCAAGCACAAACCAAATCAAACTTCGTCCTAAGACACTTCGTTATTTCATCGAGTAGATCTGGCGAACCCGTACCACTCACACCAAACCATGTATTGTATCTACGATATGTGGAAGACATTCGTAGTGCATCTATTAGACTAGAAGCACAAGTAACGGACAGTGAAACTGGAATCATATCATCACTACAAGGTATGGAACCAGTGTTTATTGGATGGGAAGACACAGAGGAACCTAGCACTAATTTTTATCAGATCAATGGTGTCGTATATGATATACAAGATAGAACCAGTAAAGATGGTAAAGCAAAAGCAACCTTATTAATATGTACATATGATTTGGTCAACAATGCTGCTACTAAACTATCAAGGAGATTTGGTAAAGGTGGTGGTCGTAAGATTCATGACATCGTAAAGAAAGAAATCTTACAGGATATACTGCATACAACATACGATATTAGAGTAGAGAAAACGCAAAATAAATTTTCATATATTTCACCGTACTGGAGTCCATTCACCATGATTAAATGGTTGTGTGCCAAGTCCATACCAGAGAAAAAGAAAGGTGGTAATGCTGCGTCAGCAGGTTATTGTTTCTTCCAGAACAAGAGAGGTTATAACTTCTTGTCATTTGATTCATTCACCCGTGAGGTTCCCATCAAGAAGATTGTTATAGGACATGAACCAGAGGATAATGAAGATCCAGAAGCAGATAAGGACATCATACCAGTGAACAGGATGCAAGTAACATCTAGTTTTGATGTATTGAAAGGTCTTAACGTAGGATCATTCAATAGTATGGTCATGACTCTAGATGTCAAGGACATGAACTACGTAGAGCATCCCTTTAACATATCTAAATATTATCAGGATGTACCCCTAATGAACGCTAGTTTCTCTGCACCAGATTATTACAAGAAATTTGACAGAGACAACGCACACACACGTATTATGTCTAAGATTATGGATACCGCACTCTTCACAGAAGGTACGATGACTAAGGGAATGACAAGGCAGTTATCGCAATCATCACTTAGAGAAAAATTATTTTACGCAAAATCAGTAGAAGTAGAATATATTGGAACCAATGAACTGACAGTCGGTGACGTAGTAGAACTGATTGCATTCAAAGGCAAGGACAGAGACACAGACTATGAGAATAGTGGTAACTATGTCATTGGTAGAGTCGAGAAACAATTCCTATCAGCAAACGATCAGATGAGTACTAAACTTGTATTATATACTGACAGTCCTGGTGCACCACCTGCTATGAATCCTGATGCATTGGAGGGAGGAACATGAGCGAACCTACCGCAGATTTTATTGGTAAGGATGGTTTCAACTGGTTCGTTGGACAGGTTGAGAACGATGGTAGTGGTCATTTCTTATCTGACCTTGCTAAGAATGTTGCTGGCAGTGCAGTCAACGTTGCAACCAGAGCCAATCCCTTACTAGCACTACTAGCAGGTAAAACAAACTTTGACTGGGACTGGACAAACAAGGTCAAGGTTAGAATCATGGGCTATCATAGTCCAAGTAAGGCAGAACTACCTACCGAAGAACTACCATGGGCGTTAGTTATGATGCCCGTAACTCATCCACAGAGATCAGGTATTGGTTCACTTCATCAATTACAGATCAACAGTTGGGTAATTGGTTTCTTTATGGATGGTGGCAATGCACAAGTACCCATAGTCATAGGTGCACTTGGAGATGAGAACCCACAGTCAGGTTATGGTTCGTTAGGTGGTACACAAACAGGTTTCGATCAATTATCTGCACCTACCTATGATGAGAAGGTACATGGTGGTCAAGGTAGTGGTGTTGGTGGTACTGGTAGTACAGTCGAGGATAATGAAGAAACAGGACAAGAAGAAGAACCAAAGAATAACGAAGGTATACCAGAAGAGGAAGGTAAAGACGATACTAAGAACCCTCGTGGTCCTGCAGAACCACAGACACAAGCACAGATTGCAGCAGAGGAAAAGAAATGTGTCACTGTACAGATAGGTAATGGTAAGTGTGGTAGTGAGACTGCACCTAAACTAGAAGCACCCATGGCAGAGTTCATGAAGTTTGCTCGTGGTATAGAACAGAATGAAATAGGTGACTTTATTGATTCAAAAACAGGTGTTGTTGTTGATCTTGAGAAGAAGATTGATAGCACAGCGAACAGGATACAGTCAAAACTTAACGGGTTACTAGGTAACATCAAGGGTGTTGTCATGGAAGATGTCAACAAGATGATACAGGATCAACTTGATGAAATTAATAAACCTGACCCAGAGTTAGATAATAAGGTCAAGGACGAACTTAAGAATGTTGGAGATCTTGTATCATGTCTCTTCAAGGACATGGTTGAAGATTTGAAGGACTTCATCAAAGGTATGCTCAATGATCTATTAGAGAACGTACTTGATACTGCATTATGTCTTGTTGAGAACATGATTGGTGACATCATGGGTAAGGTCATGGAGAAAGTAGAAAATGCATTGAGTATGCTGAAGGGAGTAACAGCATCCATCAAGGGTGCTAAGGATAAGATTCAAAGTATATTGAGTAAAGTTCTTGAGTTCATAGATCTATTCTGTGATGGTGCAGTATCATGTGCTATCGGTGCAACAGTATATGAGACATGCCATGGTCCTAAAGCAAAGGGTAATGATAAAAAAAGTAAAGAGGTCGATCAGTATCCAGTTAAACCACCTGCAGGTGGTGAGGTCATTGGTGATGGTAAACCTATCAATGGTTTCGTACCGTTCATGAAGGATGGTAAGAAAAAAGTATTTGATACTAAGAGTGGTGCTCTTGTTGATCTGGACAGTGCTGCAGGTGAAGCAACTGGTATAACTGAAAAGAATTTTGATACACGAGGACCGCTAGAGAAGTTTGAGAGCTTGAATTTTTATGATAGTAATGGTAATATACAGTCATCAGCAGTCAACTGTAATAATAGTATCCTGAATAAGAAACCATGTTTCCCTGAATTGGTATGGGATAACCTACAGTCAACTACACCAGTCAGAGCACTACCTATCATTGATGATATAGGTGCTATAGTTGGTGTATGGATGAGAAATAAAGGAACGAATGTAAACTTGGAAGCACAAGTCAGAGCACAATTCACATGTAATGAACCTGAGGGTGGTGGTGCAAAACTTAAACCTAACATCAAAGATGGTAAGGTTGAATCTATTACAGTCGAGAAGTCTGGTATTGGATATGGATTCGATCCTGCGGACACATTCTGCCCTAAGGAACAGTATGTTGCATTGATACCTAAGCAAGGTCTTGTCAATCATTTGAATGATGGTGACATCTTGATGTTGGTAGCAGATGCAGATGGTGTTGAAGACCAGACTAATCCAGATATACTACAGGTAATTAACATTGACTATGATCCTGGCCACATACAGATTGCTACCATAGATCCTAAGGACAATGATAAGTTTGAAATTGGTATGGTTGTTAAGACTAAGAGTTTACACCAGTTTACTATCAACTTCCAGTCTAAGTATCCAGAACTGGTTGTACCAGGTCAGGCAAAGGCAGTCTATGCTAATTGTGGTGACTTGATACCTAAGATTGATAATGTTCAGACAATTAATGTAGGTAATAAGTATGTGAATCCTGTTATTACAATAGGTAATGGTGAGAAGGAGCAGCAGATTGGTACATACTCTACCGATGACCAAGGTAGATTGGTAGAACCTACTATCACTACTCAAATTCTTGGGTTTGTTAAACCTAAGGTCAGAGACTTGGGTACATCAACCATACCTGCCACAGGTAGTGGTGGTCTACTATCACCAATATACAGCTTCAGTGGTCCTAGACAGATCAATGAAACTGGTATACTACAACTACAAACGTACATAGATTGTGTAGGACATCCAATGATAGAGTCAACTGACGAACCTGTAACGCAAACTCCGAATGTTGCTACCACACCTGTAAATACAGATGATGCAGCATTTACACAAACATCTGAAGAACTACCTACATCAACACCAGTGAACACACCTACAGACACTACACAACAGAATACAACACAACAGAATAACAATACACAACAGAACCAAGGAGGCTACGGATACTAATGGCTGTTAATTTATTCTCAGGTGGTTCTATAATCAACAACCTCCTACCAAAGATCAAGATCAGATATCCATTCAACTTTGTGGAGATCAGTTCTGCAGGTCATGTGTTGGAAAGAAACAATACCAAGGAAGGTGAGAGGTTCCGTCTGATTCATGCATTGGGTAACACCATTGATATGGATGAAAAACAGAACACAAACATCACTTCTTACAATGATTTGATCGTTTTAGCTGACCATAATGTTGTAATTCGTTGCGGTGAAGATCCTGAAACAGATAAATTATGTTTACAGGTGATAGGTGACGTTAATTTGTATGTCGAAGGTGACATGCATACTGAAGTCGAAGGCAATCGCTATGATATGGTGAATGGCAACTGGCAACAAGAGTGCAAAGGTGTCTACAGTTTGATTGCTGATGAGAACATGGCTATTATCAGTAAGAATCAGATGCAATTGAAATCTAATTCTTATCTTAATAGGACAACCTTCCTAGTTAATGACTTGAGCGAAGGTGGCTCTATCAAAGAGTTTGTCAAAGGTAATTATGAAATTAAAGTCCTGAAGGAAACAGCAACGTTCTCCGTTCGTAGTGAGGGAGACGTACGTACTGAAGCACTTAAGTGCAGGTATGAAAAGACTGATGGTAATGTAATCCAACAAGTTGGAGGTAAGATTAAGACTACCATAGATGGTGGTTCTATATCTTGTGTTAGTGGTGGTGCATTCGATGGAATGGCATCAGCTCCTTCAAGCAATAGTTATGATATCACTGTCTCTGGTGTGATGAAAACAGCAACCAGTGGCAACTATGTAGTAGAAGCAGGTGGCAACATAGACATGGATGCTTCCGCAATATACTTGAATTGATTGTTCTATTCAAAAAACAAATGACTTTCCACATGTCAGTAACTAAGCAAGAAGCAATGTTCCTAAAGAGTATTCTTGCTGACCATTTAGACGATTACGTCGAAGAGATTGTACGAAGAGACACGGATAATAGCAAATGCATTGACACGCTGCAGTCCACACGTGCTGCAGGTCTTAGCCTGTTGGAGAAGGCAGGTGAGATCAACCGACGTGCCAGTCGAAAAAGTGAACAACCATACTTTACAAACTTAAAATGATGTGTTAGGATGGATATGTACTATTCCTCTCTTTTCATGATCGAAGATAACGAATACCTTGATAAGGTATCAGTTGACATACCACGTAGAAGGTTTACACTACTAAGTAGTGAAGGATCTGCCAAGGTCATAGATTGTGACAGTGGCGATGAATTCATGAGGATACTCGACTTCGTTCGAGACACCTGTACTGTAAATGATGTGGTTTACGTTTAATGTCTTACAACTCAACTTACTCAGAAATTAAGCAGATTCTTAAGGACAGCAAGAGGATCTCTAAAGTTACCATGCTCAAGGTTGCTAAGTTAGCAATCGTTGAGACCTTAGGTGACACTCAAGAACTTGAATCAGAAGTTACTTGGGATAGTAAACTTGCTGATGACCTGATGCTAGACAGTTTGGCAATGGTCGAACTTGTCATGTTCTTAGAAGAGTGTTTCAATATTGAAATACCTGATGAGGAAGCAGGTGAAATTGTTACTGTCGGTGATGCCATCGAAGTAATTAAGAAATGCAAAGCAAGCAAGGGCAAAAGGAAAAAGATCAACGTGGCTAAGTACAAGAGCAAACCAACTGCTGTACCAAACCCTGATAGTCCTTTTATGACTAAGAAACCTTTATCTAATTTGCCATCAAATGACAAGATAGCAGAAGCATTAGATGAAGCACTTGAAGAAGACGAACTTTCTTAAATATCCTACATTTAAAGAACTACAGAAAATAGTAACTGCAAAAGATTTCCCATGGTATTATAGTCAATCCAATGGGGAACCTGAGCAGTACAATAATCTATTATACTATGACCATGAGTTCTCGAAAGATGTAACACCTAAACTGAAACGTATATTGGGAACGATATGTATTCAGTTAGGTGCTATTGCTGTGCTTAGAATTAATGTCAATTCAACTCCTAGGAATGCACCAGAGCAGACTTGGCATACTGATTGGGTTCTATCCACACCAAGCAAGACTTGTGTGTTCTATCTTAATGACAATGATGGTTACACTGAGTTCAAGGATTCAAAGGTAAATAGTGTGGCAAACACTGCTGTAGTATTTGACACCAACATAGAACACAGGGGTGTACCTCCCACAAATGTGGACAGACGCTTGGTTCTTAACATTAATTATTTTGAGGAATGAAAAAGGTATACTGGAACTATTGGTTTGGAGATGATCACGAGGCAAAACTGCCTGATGAGTTCATGATAACTCCAAAAAAATTTCGGGCAGGTTATGACCCAGAGTACGATCACTCAAAATGTCCTGCATGGAAGGAATATACAGAAAATATGTGGGTGGTGAAACAACCATTCGACTTAGGTATGAAGGTTGATACAAAAGCGAAGAGAATCAACACAGACTTAACACAGAAAGCATATGATGATTACTTTCATGTTGGTGAGAGGTGGTTAGAAGGAGAGTATCCAGAGATTCAATTCAAGTTGAACTATGTGTTTTGGACAAACGAGAAAGATGTATGGGTGGAACAGATCCCACATCCTTTATTGTCTAGACAGGGATTTGAGGTAGTGCCTGGCACATTTCCTATATCATATTGGCACAGACCAGTGGTGGTTGGTCTAAAAATATTAGACACTGATGTCAACCTTCGATTGAGGAGAGGGACACCATTATACTATTTAAAATTAAGAGGTGGTAATTTCATGTTGGAGCAAAAAGAGATACCAGAGGACTGGCATAAATTAAACAAAGAGACCGCAGTACTGAAACACTTTGCACCATTCAAGGCATGGGAGGTAATCAGGTCACGAGTGAGAGAAGGGAAATGCCCGATCAAATGGAAATAGATAAATTCTGTGAATGGTTTGAAGGTGAGTTTGACAACTGGACACAGGCAGCATCAAATCCAACAGAGTGGGCACACATATATGTGAAGCATGAAAGAATAGAAGATCGTAAGTTTCTAACTACATCAAGATATAACTATTCTCCACACAAACCATACAGAGAACAGATAGTAGAAGTCACAGAACCAACAGTTCTTGGTGCACAGGTGTCTATTATAATAGTAAAGAATCCTGCATGTGATATGATCTTCTCATACATCGAGGAAGAGGACTATTTTTTAGGTAATTCATGTGAAGGATGTACATGGAAAGGCAATCCATTAGAATCTAAAGCGAAATTATATAAGGATTGGTACCATACATGGGATAAAGGGTACTGGCATGGTAGTGAAGGTTTCTTTCACTTCAAAAAGAATGTATAAATATACTTGAACGTTTTATTGTGGGATAAGTGTGGCAACACGTAAGATATCTGACCTTACATTATTAAACTCTGGAGACGTATCATCATCTGATACTCTTTTATTACTTGATAACTCAGACCCAACCGATCAGAATAAAAGATCTGCAGTAGGAAGTATATTCCGTGCAGTACCGTCTGGTACGTATGATGTGCCTGGTGTACAATTTGAGTTAAAAACAAAAACAGGTCTATTCTCTGAAGAACAGGGACAAATAGGTCTAGCAATGGGTAATGCTAGATTGAACCTACAGAAGGTAGGAAGTACTCTTAATATACAAGCAAAGGATCAATCCGACACGAACTTGGATTTTACCATATCTGCACAAGGTACAGGTAAGATACGTCTAGGTTCTATCTTGGCGATTACTGATACTCTATTCATAATACCTAACTCTTCAGACAATACTAAGGTTGCTCGATTCAGTACTGCTGACATACCTACAGGTGTTCAGCATACCTATATCTTACCTTCCAATGGTGCAGTTGCTGCTGCAGATACTATAGTCACTTTAGGTGCATCACAAACCTTAAACAATAAAACACTTAATAATGCTACGTTCAGTGGTACACTATCAGTAGAGACCATTCAAGTTAATGGTAACACTACACTTGGTGATGCTGCTTCAGATAGTCTTACAATAAATGCTGCAAGTACATTTAGTGCTTCCAGTACGTTTGCTAATACTCTTATTGCACAGCAAGGTATGACAGTTACTGGTGACATAGATGTTACTGGTAAAGTTGTCGCATCAAATGGTTTTGAACCTGCTGCTGCTCTTGGTACTGGTGTAGGAACCTCTGCTAAGCCATTTAATAGGGCATATGTAGGTCTCTTAGATATTGGTAGTACATGGGGTGATAGTATCGTTCATACTGGTGGTACTTTAGATTATCCTGATTTCATTCTTAAGTCTGATGCTGGTGAGGTACAATTAAATCGCCAAGGTTCAACTATTCTAACAACATCCGCAACTGGAATAAACATAGGAGGAGCAATTGATGCGGTCACATCCATCACTGGTAGTGGTGACATTACTATCGCTACAGATAAGTTTACTCTGGCTTCTGCTAGTGGTAACGCTGTATTCGGGGGTAATCTCACAGCAAACGGTACAGGCAATTTTCAATTAGGATCAACGTCTGCTGCTAAACTTGGTGTAGGTAGAGCACCAACTACATACAACCTTGAAGTTGAAGGATCTATATATTCTACAGGTTCCAGTATCATAGCAGGTAGTGGATCCGCAGGTAAATTCATCCTACAGAAAGCTGTAGTCGGTATAGGTTTACACTTTACTGACAATACAGGCACCGACCAAATGGTGCTAGATACTAATGGTAATCTAGGTATTGCCAAGTCTCCCTCAAAGAAACTAGATGTATCTGGTGATTCAAACATTGACGGTGATCTATCAGTCACTACTACCAACCCTGTTGCAGGCACAGGTGGTAAGATAACCGCCAGAGAAATCCTACTTATTGATGCTCAAACTGGTGCAACATCAACATTAACTGCAAATACATCTGGGGGTACTTCCAGAGGTAAAGTCTACTTCCATTCCTTTAATTAACCATGGCTACTAAGCAAAATGGTGTTCTTGGTTCATTCACCCCAACAGTAACACCTTACACAAACGATACAAGAGCTTCAAACTCACTTACTGTTGCTCCACAAGAATTTCCATTCTACACCTGTCCTGGTGCAACAATGGTTAGTGCAAAGTTATTAATATCAAACAATACTGGTGGTGCTGCCACAGTTGACGTAGGTATAACAGAACAAACAGATGTAATACAATTAGATGCACCTGCATCACAACCAGGTGCACCAGCAAACTATCTTGGGTTCTCATTCCCCAACGGACAGTTCACGACATCAATATACGTTGATGTTGGTGGTGTAACTGGTACGTTCACAGCAGGTGAACCATTAACATGGACAAATCCTGCCATGTCTCCAACATCACAGACTGCAACTGTACAGTATTGGGATGCAAGTAACAATAGATTATGGGTGAGAGGATTAGCAAATGCTAATGCTTTATATCCTGCAACTGGAGACATCCAATATACTGGTACAAACTCTGGTGCAACTGCTTCCAGTGGTGCATCATTCGCAGGTACTGGTACAACTAGAGGTAATTCTGGTAAAATTAAATTCTGGGACAACCTTAGAGGTATAATTTACTTTGATAATCATGAATTTAGGAATAATCTTGACTATAGACAAGGTTATTTTGGTGATCTGAATCAAGAGGTAAGGGAGTTGAATAACAACAACCTACAAAGATCTCATACTAATCGTCATAGACCTGTTGGCACTACTGTTGACAGAATTGCTGCAGTAAACTCAACACCTGCAACTGAATTCATTGACGCTAATGGTGTTGAATTATTGGTGTCTGGTGTATCAATGATACAAGAACACCAGTACCTTGTTAAAGGAAAGTCAGTTAATGACGGAGATATATTTGAACTGGGTGGAATAGTCTTAGGACAGTATCAGTCAATCTATGTTAAATCAACCGCAGCTGTTACCGCAACCTTAATTGGTTTCGAGGAGACTGCTGAGCTAGCTTCATAAACTCATGGCACTTACAAGACTAAAAAACGTCTTTACATCAAAAACTGGACGTTGCCTATATGTCAACTCTGATGATTTTGATGCATCAGACGCATTCGACAATAGAGGTAACTCACCTAACCGTCCTTTCAAAAGTATACAAAGGGCGATGCTAGAAGCTGCACGTTTCTCATATCGTAGCGGACAGTATAATGATGCATTCGAGGCATTTAGTATTGTACTATATCCTGGCGATTACGTTATTGACAACAGACCAGGCAGAAATGCATCTGGACAAGCATTCGTTCCTAGTGATATCGCTGAATTATCAAATGCTAGTGATTTTGACCTTATTGATGGCAGTGGTAATCCTAATCCAAACAATATTTTATACAGATTCAACTCAGTAGAAGGTGGTGTTATTGTACCTAGAGGTACATCCATCGTGGGTATGGATCTAAGAAAGACTAAGTTAAGACCGTTATATGTTCCTGATCCTGCTGCTGGTGCTATTGAAGGCAGTGCTATCTTCCGTGTTACTGGTGGATGTTATTTCTGGCAGTTCTCATTCTTTGATGGTCCTAGCACAGGTGTATACAAAGACCCTGCACAACCAAGTGCATCATCACCTCCAACATTCTCACACCATAAACTTACATGTTTTGAGTATGCTGATGGTGCGAACAAGCAAACCAGTGTACTTGATACTTCATCTGTTGCTCTTGCAGTCACAGACCTAGACTTATATTATCAGAAAATTGCTAAGGCATTCTCTGATATTCCTGACTCTACCAGTGTACTATCTGCTGACGAACTACAGTCAAGGGTAGAAGAAAATAGAATTGTAGGTCCTAATACTTCAGGTCCTAAACAAATATCCACTGTAGCTACTGACTACGTTAACACAAACGTATTCACAACAACTGCTGAGGTAAAAACTGCAACACCTCACGGGTTCTCTGTTAATACTCCTGTTCTTATTAGTGGTGTAACAGGCACTGATGCATCTAGATTTAATGGATCATATTATATCAGTGAAATACCAACTACCACAACATTCAGATATATTATTAAAGATCCTAGCACAGGAGCACCATCTGGTAACCCAACTGCAATTGGATCCACTGTTGAAGTAGAAGTTGATAACGTAGATAGTTCTTCACCATATATCTTTAACATATCTCTACGTTCTACATGGGGTATGCAAGGTATGCATGCTGATGGTAGTAAGTCAACTGGATTCAAATCCATGGTTGTTGCTCAGTTTACTGGTGTATCACTACAGAAAGATGACAATGC